TATCCGCACGGAAATGAAGGCTGGTAAACCACAGAAGCAGGCCGTGGCTATTGCTCTTGACGTAGCCCGTAAGGCTAAACAGAAGAAGAGGAAGAAATAATGGCTAAAGGCCTTTATGCTAACATCCACGCCAAGCGTAAGCGTATCGCAGAGGGCAGTGGTGAGAAGATGCGAAAGCCAGGATCGAAGGGTGCACCCACTGACAAGGCTTTCAAGAAAGCAGCTAAGACAGCTAAGAAGAAATAAAATAATCCCCCTCGGTGTTGAACCTTGGGGGATTTTACTTTGTTAGACGTTTTCTTTCCATTGGTAGCAGACGTAATCCTTAACGAACAGTCCTTGGCTTTCTACCTGCATGATGCCACCTTGTAAGGTATAGACACATAGCTTCTCTTCGTTAAACAAAGCTGGATACATAAAGGTCTTACACTCGGTAAAGCTAGAGTTACAAGCTAAGATTAGTGCAGTAAACATTTTGTCATTCTCCTTGTCCTTCTGCATGTTCAATCAAGAAGTCAATGTAATGACGAGCCTTACGCAAATCTTGGATACCATTCTTGTATCGCCAACGTGTGACATACTTGATTATATTACCCTCACAAAAGTCCAACTCATTAGCTAGGATGTAATCAATTGGTTGGATCTCTTGACTGGTGTAGTGGTCACCACCAACTTGATATTCGGTAGAGTATTTCATATCTTCTCCTTATAGAAAACCTTGACCCACTGTGCGCAGATATCAGAACGAACAATATCTTCTAAGCCAAACTCAATGATGGGGACAGGCAGCATGTGTTTCTTTGCGAGGTGAATAACCTTTGACAAACCATCCGCTTCTTTCAGGTCTGACTGTTGGATATCACCATTCAGAACGATGGTAGATCCTTCGCCCACCCTTGTCAAGAGCATCTTCAATTCGTGGGTGGTGATGTTCTGAGATTCGTCAACGATGATGAAAGCATCCTCAAAGCTACGACCACGCATAAGGGCCAAGGGTGCCATCTCAATGTTACCGTTCTTGATTCCTGTTTCTACTGCACCCTTACCCAAGTGCTTCTGTAGAACATCAAGAACAGGCAGTGCCCAAGGGTAAGTCTTCTCTTCGAGTGTGCCAGGCAGGTAGCCAATGTCTTTACCTACGGCAACGTGAGGTCTTGTGATGACGATTTTATCAATTTCTTTCGTCGTGTAGAGGTCGGCAGCATAAGTAGCAGTAACATACGTCTTGCCAGTGCCCGCAGGCCCGAGGATAAAGACTTGAGAATTTTCTTTAAGAGCATCAATCAGTGCCTTCTGGTTATCTGTTCGTGGTGTTAAACCTGACGTGTCCTTCTTGTCAGCACCTTTGTAGTTAGTCTTGCGGCGTGTCCGTCGGGGTTTGTCTGGGAAATCATCCATCACAATACAATCAATTGAGCCTCAGTGTAGGGAATGTGGAAGAACTTTTCGCCTCGACGAATGTTTCTGCCGTATGCCTCTCTGAGGTTTTCTTGTTTCAAGAGTGTGTCCTTAATCCGCCAAGCAGATGACAGGTCACGGTTAAAAACGTAGAAATTTAAAACACCATTAACACCTTCATATTTGTCCAAGAGCCGTTGCTTTCTCTCAGGGATACGAATGTCTGCCCAGTGTGTAGGCCAATCACCATCCCATGCTACCTTTACCTCGGCTTCATTGAAGTATGTGTAGCCATGTTTCTGTGACACAACGTCAGCAAAGTAGTCTTCACTCTGGCTGACAATAACGTGGCCCTTCTTTGTCAGATGATTGACAAGGGCCTCACGGGCAGGGGCATCGTAGGCTTGATAGAGTGCACGATTAAAACTCTTTCGGACTGGTTTCAATGAAGTGTTCCTTCAGTTCTGTGTAACCACCAATAAGCGTACCGTCAGGCTTAAAGATTTGTGGTACTGTTGTCAACCCAGACATCTTTAACAGAGTGAGAACCCACTTGCTGCTACCGGATTGCACATTGTATTCGACGTAAGGGATACCAGCACCCTTCATCATAGCTTTAGCTGTGTCACAAAAGTTGCACTGATCTCTGGTGACTATGACCCACATTAGCCCTGTCCTCGTGTTGGTTTGTATGAACGTTTCTTGCTCTTGTTCATCGAGCTACGTTTGATACGAGAAGGTTTAGCACCTTGTGAAGTTTTCTTGGGTCGTGGTTCAGGCTTCCAGACCGAGCCATAAATCTTTGCCATAGTGTCTCCTGTTTTTTTGGTGAGCAGTTTATAAAGTCTTGGCTATCCAAGCTGCAAACATTTTTAACTCTTCGACAGACATGGAGTTTTTACACGCATTGGCCTTCATGCTCATAACAACCACATTATCTAAGCTATAGCCTTTAGTATTATCAACCCTGTCTATACTAGGTGAGTTCCACCTACTGCCTCCGTAAACCAAGGGGAACCCAAAAAACCGGACACTCCTTTGTCTCATGAAGCAGTTTTACTAAGTCTTCAACACTTAACTCAAAAGGTATCCCTCTCCTCTTAGCTCCATTCCTTAAGGAGCAAATCTGCCTGTGTACGGCAGAACTCCTACCGGGGGAGTGCTCCTTACAATACTTGCGATCAGCTTTATTACTACATCCAGTAATAACACAGTTTTTCATATCGACCCTCTATTAAAAGGCAGTTTTACTTCTTACCTAGGAAGGTCGCAGTTTACCGTCATACTCAGGACACGGTGTTACAGCCCTAGCAGTGGGTTGACAACTGTTTCCAAGATGCCAAGTACCGCAAAGAATGCCGTAAATAATTCAATACCAGTCATGTTAGTCTCCTTTAGGTTAGGTCTACGATCTCACAAGAGTCACCAGAGCAAGCGAATGTCTGGCTCGACTTAGTGGTATCCTCTTTCTCATACTCCGAAAGCTTTGCCCAGTCAATAGCCTTCGGCATCAGATCTAGAAGTTCTTCATACTCAGACTTGCCTACCTCTTGGTAGGGTGCCTGCTGATAGGTGTGCTCGTTATAGGGTAGGAAAGAAACACCAGACATTTCGTCAAAGTGTTCATAGACAAATGCACCTACCTCGAACCACTCATTCTTCTTCACGTTGATGGTGACAGACGGTTTGTGCTCACACCAGAAACGTTGATACGCAAGCCACATCTTTAGCTGGTCAATGGCTGACAGATCTTCCGTAACAACAGCACCATCAGGTGACTTGATAGGGAAAGAGAACACAGTGGTCTGCTCTGGCTTGAACACATCAGGCTCACTCGGAATGCCTTGATCCTTCATGAATTGTGTCAAGGGATCTTTGTTGTCACCCCGTACTGTACGAATATAGTAAGGGCTATGCCGAGCATGGATACCAGAAGCAGAGTCAACAAGCTGCGATACAGTACCTGAAGGTTTAACACACGTAATAGCAGCACTAACAGGAATCCCAAGGCGATCAGCCCATTCAGCATTTGTTGCAACAGCGACATTACGTAGATGCTCCAGGGTTTTCTCCAAGCCTGCATTGGCAGTGGTCATCAAAGGATTGTCCATGATGCCTGTCAGTGACACACCAAGCAGTCGTTCCTCTTCGGTGTTCTTCTGCCACACCTTCCGCAGATACGGGAACTTGGTGTAGGTGGACTGGATAGTACCCAGAATTGTTGCCAGACGGACCTTCCGTTCCAGAGTTTCGATAGTATCTGTAGCACGAACAACAACCTCTGTCAGGTTACAGAACTGATAGGGACGCAGGATGATCTCACTGCATGGGTTAGTGCCAAACTCCCAGTTAGGATCACGACGACCATTCTTCTCTGCTTGTTTCTTGGAAGCTTGACGGTTGAAGATACCACGTTCACCAGAACCAGACTCAACCAAAGCCATCCACTCACGCATGAAGCTGAGTGCATCAGGCTTCTCAGTGTATGACACAGAGTTGTTGGCCAAGGCACGTTGCGGATCGTTCTCCCACCATGCCCCACTCTTAGCATGACGCATACGGTCATCACTCAGGTTCGATAGGCTGATCATAGCACTGCGTCTGACACCACCAACAACGACAACCTCGCCGATCTTACACATCAGGTCATGGCACTCAATGCTGCTAAGCTTACGGCCCTGTGCAGCCTTGAATGTTTTGACAAAGAAGCTGAACAGGTCTACCAGAGGGGCAGGACCAGAGGCACGACCACCAAAGGTCTTCAAACGTGCGCCAGCAGGACGTACCTTAGACACATCCCACTTCGGGATCTCACCACTATAGAGGAGTGCAATCACTTGACGCAGAGCCTTAGCCCAGCCTTCCTTGCTGTCCTTTACTACGATGGTAGTCTCACTGTCGAAGAGTTGTGGCACCTCTGGGAGCTTCGAGATGAACTGACGTTCAACACTGAAACCAACACCAGTACCACAGAGCAAGATGAACATAGCCTCATCGAAGGACTTCGGGTCATCTACGGGTAGGTAGCTGCAGTTGTAGCCTGACGTGTTGTCTCGTTCCAAGGCAGGGCCTGCAGTCATCATGGCCCGCATAGAAGGCATGATCTCTAGGCTCAGGATAGCCTCTTCAATCTCGTCCAACCAGAATTCGTCATGGGTCTTAGGTACTACTACGTTAGCCATGTAACGGTATACAGTTTCTTTCCAAGTCTCACGACGACCCTCGTCTTCCAGCCACCGAGCATAACGGCTGGTGTGAATGAAAGCTTGATAGTCAGTTGGCAGATAGTTGTTCATCCTCGTCCTCGCATTGTTTTATCTTCTTCGAGCCAGATCAGTCGGTCAATATCACCACGGGTAATGCCGATATCTTTTAGCTGGTCATCTGTCAGGGTGTTGAGTTGTTTTATAGCTTTACGGTGTGCCCGCCAAGTACATAGGTACTTCCAATAACGTTTAAACCAACTCATCGTTCATCACCACTTCCACCAATCTTACCACGAGCAGCACGGCTGTAAAGTTTCTCTAGGTTCTGCATTGCAAGATCGTTAAGGTCTACGTTCAGGTCACGAGCAAGAGCAGCTACATACCAGAGAACATCACCAAGCT